CCGATTTCTTAGGGACTGTAAACAGTTCGTTGCCGACCACATACCTTAGAGATGTGCGGTCGTCCTCTGTCCACGGTAAGAACTCCCACTCCAGTTCATGGAGGAAGAGCTCAGCCGCTTCGGAGGTGACGTCTGCTGTACCGAGGTACTTCAAGCTTGGTTCGCTTTCAGTACGATTGCGACTTGTTGATGCTCCACCCGAGAACGCTCCGAAGAGAGCCTCGTTTGGAGGAACATCCCCAATGACTTCAGCGATGAAGTCACGAGTCCACGCGACGAAGCGATCAAAACTGACACGGGGTAATATATTGTATGCCCCGTCTGTTGTCAAGAGTCGATCGTTAGTCGCTGCGTTATGTATCCTCTCGGTTACCAACCATTTGAGGATCGCAGCGTTTCGTCGTACGTCCGCTGGTGCTGTCGACTTGTCGACAAACTTAGAGAACATTTCCTTCCGGAGATGTTCCACCATCGGTGACGGGGGTAGGTCTTTCAACCAATCCCTGACGAGTGGTGTTAAATCGCTCGGTAACTTCACGGACCGTTTCGGTTTGCGTGCGGTTTTCATTCGGTGCTCCGTTAATGAAAGCTTCTCCTCGTTGGTACGAGAAGAAGTAAGCCAGGAGAACGATCACTACGACAACAAAGAGTGCCATAACAACACGCTCCCCACCACCACCCGGAGGCGGCGGCCAGGAAGGATAGACCGGTTGAACCGGTCGTCTCCTAGACATCAATAGATGCCCTGAAGCTTGTCGACCACAGTGCCCGAGAAGGCGCTGTTTAGGATATTCGACGCAAGAACGCGAGCGTTCTTACGGTCCTGTTCCGAAGACGAATCCTCGAAGGTCATGACCACGTCCACGTAGGACGTGCGAACGAGCGTCGGACGGGTTACCCCGTTTACGATACCATCCTGGACGACCGGGAGCACGAGCTTGAAGCTGGCTTTATTCTTGCCAGCAGCAGTCCGAGCGAGACTCATCGTCAATCGGTTGTCTCCCATGGGGACACCCGACGATTCCGTCAGCGTCGCGACTCCATTCGTGATGTCACGGGGGTTGAACGTACGATCAACCGGAGTCGGTGCACCGTCTTTGACGGTGATAGGCGCGAATTGAGGCATGTAATAGTGCTTTCAATTGCTGTGAGTTGTATAGCTCACAGTAGGGACCTCACTAACGCGGATGCGTTAGCGATGTGTTGGGAGGATAAGGGATTCTTCGCAGCGTAGAGCCGCGGAGGTTCGAGACCTGTCAACCGTTGCCGGTAGAACTCTCTCGACCGCTCTTTCAAGCGACCTGACTGTAGAGTGACGGAGTCACCGCCTTCTCTACGGTTCACATCGTACCACGACCACCCCGGAGGAGAGTACGTGAGCGTGTGCGTCCATTCGATGGACCAAGACCGAAATCCCTCAACAAATTCGAGGGCGGGATTGTAGCTATACGCGTCCAACACGTTACCGATCGGGATGAACCAATCAATAACGAAGGAGAACGGCACCAATTCCCAGACAATAAGCGCGGGGTTCGATAAACCGAGACCTGCTAACCTGAACGCTTTCGGGCGCTCAAGTGAACACAGATACTCAGTCTGCGACTTGACTAAAGCCACGACGGAGTGCTTCGCAGCACCACCGCCACCTTCCCATACATGTTCATAAGTCCTTCGCGACCTCCCGGTCGCTTTAAGGACAGCCTTGGCTGTCTCGGACTTCTGCTTCATGTATTCCTGTGCGTCGTACATGGAATCCACGAGTGGTTTCCATCCGTAAATGTACTCCAGGAAGCGATTCGCTGGATACTTACCGTACAGGACATTTGCCTTAGACATCCCAAGTATCCCCGGGATGAGGTTCCACTGCTTGCGGCGAGCCGCCTGCAGCGCCTTGGCAAAGGCTATTGCGTTCGACGCTATCATAGACTGAGTACTTTTCAACTCAGCCAGATCAGGCCCTAACTGGAGCCTGGTCTCATGCCACTTCGTCCTAGCTTTCACGTTCGACTCATTGCGGACATCGTCCACAAGGTGATCGACCGGAGGGAAATAGGACAACGGAGCATAATATGACGCAATAAACGTCCAGTCACTCGTTTTGTCCGTGTGGACGTACGAGCCCTCATACCAAAACCCGCGCTCGCGAACTCGATAGTTTCTCAACTCTTCGACTTCACGAACAATACGGGTATAATCCGTTGGCGAGATGCCATTGGACTTTATGGTAGGAGACTTGCTGGAATGTTTGGACGTGTACTGGTTTCCACCAGAATTAGCCACGTTACCATACAAGTTATTGACGACGTGCCAGTCCTGCCACGCGTACTGGTTGTACGCCCCAACCTGGTTGGTGAAGGCAGGAATATGCATATCGTTCGTCTCCCTCTGTGGAGACAGTCCGGCGACGCCGAACTGTCGAAGACAACGTCACACCCCACTGCAGGATTGCTTATACAGAGCATGCAGAAGCCCTTCCGGGCAATGCAGGCGCTGAGCGGTTATGAACCGTTTAGGCAACCTACATCGTGTGTGACGTCATCGACAGACCCGACTCCCCTTACG